TCTCTACGGATACTTGCGTCTGCGTCAATGCGTAGGTACACGTCATTGACCTTGTCAACTATGATGTTTTGCATATTAGATTACGCCAGATGTAAACTTACGCCAATCTATAGCATTCTTTATTTGAAAGCCACGATTAGAAATAATCTTAACCGTTCTATCTAGGTAATCAACAACACTTTGTACATAAGTTACTTTTTGGTCTAACTTAATAAGTTCATCATCTGATTTAAGATATTTGTCAACATCTTGTTTCAGTATTTTTAGATTAAATGGTCTTACTTGATACACACTAGGGTCTGCCTTGCCTGTATAGTATTCCCATTTTTCTCTTGTTAATCTTGCCAAGTCTTGCTCAGACTTCTTTAATAGATTAGTATATTGATTGTGAAACTTCATATACTTGTTATGTAGTTGTGGTGTCTTTAATGATTCTAAATCAAGTTCAGTATCATTTATTTTTAGGTCTTTGTCGGCGAGTGCCTGTAGTTCGTCAAATGTCATAATATATCCTCATTGTTTTGTATATTTATTGTCTTATAAAGATCGTCTTCTGGTACATAAGTTGGGTCATAATATTTTTCAAGCTCAGGAAATACATCAAACAAGTGCATTTCCCATTTAGTGCCTTCATAATGTTTGTCTTGCTTCAATAGATATGCAAATACTTCCTGTATATTAAAATCTTTTTCAGCAGGTCTTTCTAAAGCAGCTACAATATCAGGCCACTCTTTATACTTTGGTATCAATTTTTTTTTTAATTCTTCAGGTAGATTATTAGGTCTTAAACTTTTAGGTGTGTCTAACATTGCCCAGTTAATTTGAAATATATCAGGATTAGTTTTTACATATTCAGGTACTTCGTAAAATCTTAATACACTTAAAAATGAAACTAAACCATTAAAATCAACAACAACATTAGAATATTTACCACACTCTTTTATATTATCCTCTACCTCTTTCCAATTTGTTCTTCTTCTCATATACTCAATAGTTTTACCTATACCATCAATTGAGCCTACTACTGCAATCTCTCTAAAGTGTGGTGCATAGTCAAACATGCTATGTTTACCTACACTTACTTTAGTTAAATTTGTTTGATATTTTATAAAGATATGTTTTGCGTGACCAGTTTTAACCAGTGCGTCCATCATCTTATAATGTTGCTTCATTATTAATGGCTCGCCACCTATAATTTTTATACTTCTTATATAAGGCGCTAATTCAACAACTTGTTCTATTACTGTTTTTGTTGAACCACTAAATCTACCTGTACGATCTTTACCATGTAACTTAAAATCACGTTGTTGTGCTTCCCAATCTGTATCTAATTCTTCTTCCCAAAGTTTTTTACTCCACACTCCTTTTTCAGCGCCTCTTTGTCTTATAGATGAGTTTGTATGAAGACACATATGGCAATCTAAATTACATTCTGATCCAAATATTTTTAATTGCATTTCAATTATTCTCTGGTCAAACTCCCACTCACCAGTTGCTTTGTACATATCTAAATTTTTTTGTATATCATCCCAAAACTCAGGATTATTAGTGTGTATTTTTAAACAATTTGATCTTCGGGATCTGCCATATCTATTTTCATCATCAATACATCTTGTACAATATTTTTTCACATTTTTTAAATCAGAACCAACTGTGGTCATTTCTTTTCTAATTGATGTCATATAATCACTACTTGTCATCCAGTCTTTTATAGATGTATCTTCTACTGTAGGACCATTTTCTTGTCTTTGTGCAAAACAACAAGCTTTCCAACCACCATACATTTCAGAATATGCTTGTGTGAATGGTATTGTACAGAAAAATATATCTTTGTCTTTTGCTTGTTGTATTAAAGTTTTATCGCTAGGTGGTGTGCCTTGCATGGTTTTAAAAGTTTTACTTTTAGTTGATTTAGAAACATCTACCCACCATTGATCTGTATCTACTTGACCTGGTTTTGAGTTATCACCAGGACCACCTCTAGTTAAACGAGCAGTATCTTTACCAACACGCTCAATAGTGGCATCGGTGTATTCTTGTTTCATACTTTTATCTAAATCTTTATAAATCATACTATTTTTAATTGTTTTAAATTTCTTACAAGATCAATCTTATCAAATAACTTTTCTTCTCTTATAACATTATACATGACCGATGTGGCATGTGAATTTCTATCTGCTTGATTTACACCTGGTAACTGATATTCAACACACAATGGTAAAAAAATTTGCGTATGATATCCTCTTTTTGCCCAATGTATTGCTGAGTATGGTTTTGATCTCAATACACAACCTGCTAAATTTGTGCCACCTAAAATAACGTTTGATATATTATGTAGTCTGTTTGCAAATAAATTTTCTATTTCTCTTATAGACCATTCTGGTTTTCTATCAGCGTCAATTCTAGTCCATTTGTGTATACCTTCAATTGTGTACATTCTATATAATTCTTCTATTTTATTAGGACAACGATCACGTGGATACCCTTGTTGATGATTTGATATTACAATCATATCTTTTCTATCCTGCAACAATCCATGCAAAGTACTATATCTTAATTCATTAGTGTACTCATCACCAAGTACAGGATGACCATGAAAATCAATCAACAATAATAATGTTTTATCTTTCATACTTTAACGCCATTGTATAACTGTTTCTTTTTCAGGTTTCTTATCTCTTTTACTAGAATAATCGCTCATGTGTTCTCGTCTTAACTCTTGTTTATAACCTATACTACCTAATAATATTACAGGATATTTTACCCAAGGTAAATCCTCCCAACCTCTTGTCCATGTATTTCTGTGATATGGAAAACATATTATAGTTGATGTATTCAGTTTTTGTTCCAATGCAAGAGCACCTAGATTTGCCATAAACATTCCTACTTCTACAGCAGCTGTTCTTAATAATTCTGGTATATGTTCTTCGTGCATTTGTTCATAGAAGTCACCACGTGCTATACTATCTGCATAAAATAAATTAGGTTCACATACTCTTTGTGTAAACACTAACAGATATGGTGATGAGTTTATATGTTCAAAGTATGGATTATGTCCATCTTCTTTCCAGTTTGCTCTATCCTCTGCTAAATGTGTATAGTGTTTAGGTATGTTTGTTTCGTTTATCTTCTTTTTATTTCTCATACACTTTGTCCATATAGAGTGTTTTTCTGATACCTTTTCAGGTCCTAAAACGTTACAATGATATGGCATAAAGTTATTTTTAGAAGGTGTTACTTTCCATGCTTTATATAACAAATCATCTACCTGTTCTTTTGATGGTACTTTGTCTCCGTCATATTTCATAACGTGAGCTCTCTTATTTAAGTGTGTGAAAATGTCCATGTTAACCCTTATTGTGATATGGTTTCAATTCAGGAAATACATCAAACAAATGTGTTTCCCATTTAGTACCTTTGTAATATTTATCATTCATTAAACAATAATCAAATGTGTCCTGATAATCATAACCATCGTTACCTTCTTTAAGTAAATTTTGTATATCAGGAAACCCTTCATACTTTACTATGAGGTCTTCTTTTATTTTGTCAGGTAATACATTGGCACATAACTTTTTAGGATTTCTTATATTAGACCAATTGATCTGTTTAAATAATGGTCTGTTTTTATCTATCCATTCTATCAATTCGTAAAACCTTAACACACTTAAAAATGATATTGCGCCATTTATATTAACAGTTACATTAGGAAACTTCTTAACCTCTTTTATATTATTTACTACATCTTGCCAATCCGTTCTACGTCTTATGTACTCAACAGATTTGCCTATACCATCTAAAGATACCGTAAATTCAAATTGCATAAACTTAGGAATATAATCTAATAATCTCAATTTCTCCATTGATAGTACTGACATATTAGTTTGATATTTTACAAACATTTTATCAGCATGGCCTGTTTTACATATTTTATCTAACAACATGTAAAAGTCTTTCATAACTAATGGTTCACCACCTATAAATTTTAGATTATAAATGTATGGTGCTAAATCAACTATTTGATCTACAACGTTTTTTAACTTCTCACCCTTTACTAATTCTATAGGTGCCTTTGCATAATCAGAAAAAACCTTTTCACCTTTTAATTTTTCAGAGTGTATAGATTTTAATCGTGTAGTAGAGTCATAAGGCACACACATATAACAATCTAAATTACACTTGTTACCAAATGCTTTTACTTGTACCTCAAGTATTCTGTCTTGGAATATTCCTTTGTTTCTTCTTTTAAAATGCTCTACAGCATTTCTTATACCAGGCCATATTGCGTGATCGTTTGTTTGTATTTTTAGAGAAGCTTGTCGCCTTGATCTACCATAATGTTTTTCTTGGTGCATACAATTTTTACACCATTTTTTTGCAAGTTCTAATTTAGAACCTGGTGTTACCATTTCTCTACGTAAATTATTTAAATTATCATTATCTTCAAAATATCTACGAATAGGTACGTCTTTTATATTAGGATTAAAACCTTCAGCAGCCCATGAACATGGAGCATACTCACCTCTTGTTGTAGTGTATACCATTTGAAAAGGAGCAGAACAAAAGAAAGGTAACTCACCACTTCTAATCTGATCTTCTAAAATATCAACCTTTTTAAACCATGAGCTCATGTTGACTTTACCTGCACCCAAACGGCCAAGATAATTGTCTCCAGGACCACCTTTGGTCATCAATTTGTTTAAATGTGTATTTCTATCTCTAGGTCTTATAAGAACGGTCATAATATAATTTATATAAAAATTAAGTAGTTGTTTCTAGTGTACCACTACCACTAACAGCTGCAAATTCATAAATTTTGTATTGAAACGTAACACTTGCTGTCAAATAGTTTACGTCTGTTGCTTGTTGATTGTAATCTAAACCTGATAGTGATATAGGATATATATCTCTAAATCTCACTTCTATATTTGAATTGTTTTTACTTGTTAATATAAACATTGTAGCGTCTGAATATAAACCACCATCATCTGAAGTTTGTTTTGATACATCACCTAACTCTTTACTTAAATCTTCTCTTGTTGTAGTAGGATATCTATCTGTGCCTGCAGCCTGTAATGATCTAAATTGTGAATGATCTTTAGGAAATCCAAGACCAGTTAACCAACCGTGTATTTCTCTATAGTTCTCTAAATTTTCATCTACTAAAAACTGTATGTTTAATGTATCATAGTCTATCTTATCACCAGGTATAGGTACATCTTTAAAGGGCGTAGGTTGTACAGTTGAACCTAATGAAATACCAGGTACATTTGCTGTAGTACAAAAATATTCTACTGTAGGTAACTTGATTATAGAAAACTTAAACTGTGTAGGACTCGCATAGTCCAGTTTAGTTGGTTGTCTAGTGTATGAGTTTGTTACTGTCATATTACTATTTATAAGAGTTATTAGACCAAAAAAAAGGGCGCCGAAGCGCCCTCTTTTGTATTTTGTTTCTCAACAAATATTACATAATATTCGTAACTTGAACACGTCTGTAGTATCTGTTAGCGTTGATTGCACCAACACCGTCAGCAGTAATATTTCCTGACGCAGAAGCACCAGCAAATGGATTAGCTACCATACCGTATCTAGTTTTGAAACCGATTTTCGGTTGGAAGTTATCCTGACCTACTGCTCTAACCATTTGTAGAGGTACATACGGACAATAGAATAAACCAGCGTCGTATGGAGAAGTTCCTTTGTAACCAACAACGTAGTACTGTTTAGTAGGTGACGCATTGCTTGCCATGTTAGCAGCATATGGGTCAATGTAAACTTTGTACTTACCATTTAATACACCAGCAAAAGTATTACCAGTATCGTCAATGTTTAAGTTGTTGTTTAATGCAGGAGTGTAATCCAAAACACCCGCCATTTGTAACGCAGAGGCAACATCTGAAGAACAGATAATCATGTTACCTTTTCCTCTTCTTGTTCTCTGAGCGATTGTGTTTGCATCTCTCTCTAGTTGGAACATAAGACCTTTAAATCTTTCAACTGACCATCTACCATTTGAGTCAGTATCAAGGTCAAAAATTCCAGCAGTTGTTGTGTTAATTGCAGCATGTGAGTTGTCATTATCAGCAGCACCTACTTCAGCAGTTCTATAAACTGTTCTAACTACTTCTCTATTGATCTCAGCTAAGATTTCAGCAGATAATATGTTAGACAATTCAGTTTCAGCGTCTAAGCCGTGAATTGCTTTAAGGTCCTGTGCTAATTCCATAGTGTACTCAGCCTTTAATGCTCTACTTTTTGCAGTAACAGTTGACTTCTCAATTGAGAAAGCCATTTCAGCAAAAGAGTTACCAGCGGCATCCCCTAAAGCTTCTGCATATGCAGTTGTCATACCAGTACCAGTTGTGTAACCAGTAGAAGTACCTATTGAGTCATTAAGAACAGCTGGGTTTTC